GAGATCGTGCCCCTGCCGCCAGCGTTGGGCGGACTTATCCCGCTCCTTGTTATGGCGCGTAGAGAACCGGCCTTTTGTGGGCTGGATCCGCAAAAGGATCCGCAAACCACCTGACCCCCTTATACACCCACCAGGCCCTCGGTTTGCTTATCATCCTCCAAAACCATTGCGATTGTTTACTGTCTTCAATAAATATCTTCTGGAGAAGGCGATCCGCCACTTCCCTGAATACCTCGTGATCCAGATAGCCTTCCCTCATCAATTGGTAAAGGGCATCGTGGACCAGGGAGCCCCGCATTATACCCTTCGTATCTCTTGCAGGACCGGAAGCCCCATCCCAGGCATACCCTTCCCTAATAGTCAGCAGGCCTTCGCAGGACAGTTGCAGGAAATGGTTGTTTACCGGCTTCTCGGGGCATATCCCGACATCTACGGAATAATCCTCGCAGAGTTGATATTTATAGCCACCCCGATAGGCGATGCGGTCCATCTTATATCCCCCTCTTGGTTTCCACTGGGTGAACTCCCCTCAACTGGGGGTGCGACTCATCCTCAATTAGTACCCAAAAAGCGGCCATGCACTTTATCATCTCAGGGCCATGGGAGATGTTGACTGTATAGTAGATATACATCCCCTTGCCCTGCGGTATGAACTGAGATCTGTAAAATTCAATGCTGTGGACGGCGTAGGGGTCCCCATCCTCCCATTCCGCATTGACAAAATCCTGGATCATCTGGCCATAGTCGGGAGAAGCATCGATGCTGGGGGTGGGTCTCAATTCGGCCTTGGGCAGACATCCGCTGAGGAGAAAGAAGGAGATGCAGGCAATGATGATCGCCACAGCCAAGGCTTCCCAAAGGAAACTCCTCATCGCACCCCGTGCAGCACCCAAAGGATCATCTCTGCCGTCTATCATGTCCATCCCAATGCCCATTGACCTTTTCGCCCACCCTTTCTGGTAACTCCTGGAGGGTTCTCTCCAGACGGTCAAACCGCTTCTCAAACTGGGCGAAGGTCTCCTTGTCCATCTTCTCCCTTTCGACACGGGCAACCCTGCGATCCAAGCCCACCGCGACGAGGATCGTGCTAAGTAAACCCGATAGGCCTCCTGTTACCATAGATTCAATGTCTGGCATGGGTATCCTTTCTGAGAATTAAATCGCCACCCACGTGCTGGTCCCCACGCACATCAACCTCGTAACGGTACTCGCCCCTGGAGAGGAAGTATAGCCTCCAAACCCATTTATCGTAGTCCCCGTGATCCCCGCATTGGTGATGATGGTTATTATGTGGCCGAGAGGCCAACATCCAGTTGTGGTCCTCAGGGTTACGGTAAGGTTGTCGGCGTTCACCCATATCACCGCTGCGGAAGTTGGATAAATAGTCGCATTGGCGACGACTTCCAGCAAGTTCAGGTTCGGAATTATGACATTGTTGTAAATGACGCCGGAATACAGATCAGCCAGTCCGTCCGAGGAAACCAGGTTATGCCGGAAAATGTTATTGATAGGGTTGACCCCGCCGCTCGTCGCGAAGACAAAGGGGACATCCCCGACATAGGATATGTCATTTTCCGCGAAGATTACGTTGTAGTTGCCGGCAACCCTGATTCCGCGATACACGTTGTCGATCTTGTTCCCGACAACCCGGCTGTCATATAGACGGTTGCAGGTAATGCCGCTTGACCCGAGGGCGGCAGTGGCACCATTGACCAAGGAAACGCTGTTCCCTATAATATCGACCTCTCGGATATCGTCTGGCAGCGTCAGCGAAGCTGGCAACTCGTTGACAATTCCAGTCGCAAAATTTCCGCTTACGGAATTATTTATGATCTTGATGCGGCGATACCATTTAGTGGCCGTGGCAGACATCACGTCTATCCCAATGGAAGTCACCGTTACATCCCAGGCGAATGAGCCTGTGATAATGTTTCCCGAGACTATATTGTTGTATTGATCAACCGGCACCGTCCCTTCGGTCATCAAGATTCCGCGCTTGTAGAGAGCTCCGTCGTAATTGCTCGTGATCTTGATTATATTGGCTTCGACTACCGTATTATTGCAACCGGCTAAATCAACGCCGCCATGGGCCGTAATCTCATTGTGGGATATGTTCCAATTGCTCCCAGTGACCTTTATTCCGTACATACCCTCGGATATCGAGTTGGCATGATCACTATGGGCCACGAAAACATTACCCTTTATCACCCCTCCAACACCACTATACAAATAGACTCCCTTGTCCTTAAAGGCGATGCCGTAGTTTTTCTGGATATTGACACGTCTCAGGGAATTTGCGGTCGTCCCGTCTATGGGGTCGAGGATGGCAGTCGCGCTACCATTGCTGCCCCCGCCGATCGCGTTGGTGCAATTTTCGATGTAGTTCCCCTCGACGACCGGAGCTCTACACGAGTTCAGCATCACCCCGATATACGAATACCCTCCCCATAAAGTAACGGGTGCTGGATATTCTGGATGGTCTACGTCCGTTAATTCCTTCCCGACGATTCGGTTGTTCCTTATGGTGGGGGAGAAGGTTCTGTTTACGATAATCCCGGCGAACTCCTGCATCAGAAGTGTCATGTTTTCAATCGTGGCATAATGCCCTTCATGCGCTCCCGTCAGGTTCCCCACTTCGATCAAGCCCCCGGCGTTTACATCTATTTTCACATCCCCAGAACCCTCGATGGTGAAGTCTTTGATGGTGACGTAATCACCTGTCACATGGAACAAGGGGATCCCCAGCGCAGCAGCCGTGTGGCTCAACGTAATGTGAGCCTCCCCCGATATAGTCACGTAGTCGGTTGTGAGGTCAATGGTGTCCCCTGCCACATCCAGGAGTGCAGTATAGTCGCCTGCGGGCAAATACAACTCCTGCCCTGCAATGAGAGACGCGACCGCTGCTTTTATGACCGGGACCACGTCGGCGAGAGATGAGGACAGGCCAAACCATGCGGCACTTATCCTATTCGGACTACCAGCCGCAAAACGCACTACCCCTGCCCCGGAAATTACCTGGTGATTTCCGGCTTCAAAGCCACCATTGACAGTAACCGTTTTGCCGGTGGCAATGGCAAGGGACCCGCTCCGGTTGAACCAGAGGGTGACATAACTGGGGACCGTGACATCCCCGGCTACAGGTTCGACGGTGGAGATCCGCAATGTGGTGCCAGAAGAAAGGCTGGCAATGGCAGAGGCAAAGTCGGCGAATTGGCTGGAATCAACAAACTCTACCCCATCATTGACGGCAACGCCCGTAAGATCATAGAGGGCCGCGCCTGTCCCGGCCGCGTTCCATCCCCAAAGTTTACCGGCCCCAGGGACAGGGAGATTCACCCCTGTCATAGGTGAGGTCACGGGCAATTTGATCGAGCGGTCCACCGCCTCCTTCAACTGCTGGCTCATCATTACACTTTTGTCGAAGGTGCTTTCCAGACCTTTGGCGGGGAGGGGACCGTGTTCGGTGAGCAGGGTGAGCTGGGTGAGGGGGACTTCACGGTAGATTAATACGGTTGAACCTGTCGCGGGTGCGGTCACAAAAGTGACATTCCCCCCGGCGACCATCCCTGCCCCTGAGACGGAGTAATCCGTAGTTAGGGCTTTCGGAGACGAATCGACATAGACCTTCAGATCGGAGGTCAGGAGGGTCTTGAAGGTATAGGGAAAGACGGTCTGCCCGGCGGTGACGGTATAGGTGAGACGAGAAGTCGCGGAAGAGAGGACGGCCTGAGTAGGTATCGCCGAAAGGGCCACGAGCATCCAGATCGAAACAGCAAAGGCGAGTAGCTTTTTCATTTTCCTACCTCTTTTTTCTTGAGCAAGAACAATCCTTTCCCCTTGCTCTTTTCGATGAATAGTTTCCCAAGCGCCGGGTATTTTTCCTTCAACCGCTCTTGGGCTAAGGCCCTGAACGCTTGGACTGATTGCTTTATCATCAGACTCTTCCCGCCCTCCGGACCATCGCTCATTTTCGCATAGGCAGGACCTTTCATCATCCATTCAAGATGATCCCTCAAGTTCCGTCCCCCGATCTTTACCCCTTGGGTTGTCATAACCCCCAATTTGTCTCTCTGTTCGGGGGTCAACGGAATACCCCACCTCACGCTCTCAGTTGCCAAGGGATTGTCGGGTTGTAAAACTCCTCCAATGGCCTTGGGAAGTCTTGGCAGGATGCATTTCTGTCTTCCGATTTCCAAAAGGACAGGATCTTTTGTCTGGGTAGAAGTATAGATAGGCGAGATCCAGTCTGGCCCAAGCCCTCCCCCCAGCATAATTGGATCGCCAGTGATGATGTTCCGCTCTGCGAACATACCTCCAGAAGACCAAGGAATTCTCGACCTGGCAAAATCCACAAGATCATAGGCCTCCCGAAGGGTCGGGTCCATCTGCCTTTCAATCTGGGCCACACCGGAAGGGACGAGGGTTCCCACGAGACTTCTCAATATCCTTGGTTCCGCTGTGGGATTCTCAACCGCATCAAAGACATTCGCCAGGGAAGTGACGAGGGTTTTGCTCAGAATATTTTGCACAGGCGCCAGTACTAAAGCGGCTCCGATCTGTGCAGCGTCCATCTCGTCGAGTTCACCGCAGATTTCAACGAAGTTTGCCGCCACCCCCAGAAGAGCACCGATCGGGTCCGCCCGGTTGAGGGAATAATATTTCCCATTGATTTTCAGGGAATAGGGTTGCCACCCAATTTCCTTCTGCATGAAGGCCCTCAGTTCCTTATTTCTCGGTCCTCCTCCTGTGATGAAACCGGCAGCGGAGAGAGAACCAATCGCGGCCATTGTCATCGAACCCATTGAGACCTTGGCCAATGCGAGCTCCCTCGCCACTCCTCCCGCCTTCAGGTCATTGCGCACGGAAGTGAGAAGCATATTCAATCCAGGAGTCCGTTCAAGTGTAACCTTGAAGATGTTCGTAGGTGTCACAACGAAGGGGGCAACGAAATTCATTGCCGGATGCCTACCTTTGAATTGCTGGAAAGCGTGGCCTAATTCTCCAAGTTCCTTTTGGAAAGTGCCATACTTGGCGAAGTCCTCAGCTTGTGATTTGATTTGAGCCGGGGGATTCTGGATAATTTCGTTCATGATCTTAGCCACTTCTTCTTTACTGGCATCCTGCCCTGCGCGGGACATTCCTTTCCTGTATGCCAAAGCCTCAAGTTCCATCTGGTAAAAGATACCCTTCCAAAAATCATCAACCGTAATCAAGGCCCGGGTCGGTAGACTTACAAAGGCCCCGAGAACATCCACTGCTGAACCGACAGGACCGGCCACTTGCAATGCCTCAGAACTAATCGCTTTCCTGATTTCTTGCTTCTGTGTTCCGAAGGCGGGCTTGCCTGTCAAGAGGGCTTCTTTTGCAAGTCTAAAACCTTTCATGGTTCCTCTGGTCATTGCCCAAAGCATTACCGTGGCTTCACCCTTGGCAACCCCTTTACCCCCACCGATTTGCGCCGCCAAACCTCGCTCTCCAACAAACATCCAGGCGTTAATAAAAGAGGAAAGGAAGTTGACGGCGTGGGTAGCCGGGTTACTGAGCAAGGCATTGATCCAGACCTCTTGAAAGATTTCCATTGCTCCCGGTTTGCTGAGTTGCCTCATCATTGTTGCGACCTGTCCAGGGGTCTTCAGGCTGGCAATCTTCTCGACGAATTGTATAGGGGTGAGACCAGAAGCTTCAGAGAAAACCTTGGCGAATTGGTCAACGTGCTTGTTCAGGCTCGAAAGAGGATCATTCAGAATTCCAAGGGTCCGGCCAGCCTCGGCCACCACACCGAATCGTTTGGGGTCTGTCTCCATCATTACCACGGCCCGCTTGAGAACATCCTGAATATCCTCTTCGCTTCCGGTCATTATGGCCTTGTAGGAAGAGGCTTGCAAGTCTTCCGCGAGTCTCCCTTGGAGATTGATAAGGGCGGCGGCCTGACTGTCTGCCATGGCCGTTCCTGGCTCTATCCCCTTGGCTTCTTCCACGGTCATCCCGAGGCGCTCGCCTTCCTCTCTCGCCGCTTCCCTTGGCCGGACTCCACGCCGTTGCTCCTCAACCATATTGTCCCAATTGTCGGAGAGTTTCCTGACTTCCTGAAAGGCATCGTCAACACTCTGGCTGGGTTCGGGGATCACGGTTTCCAGCTTGGGTTTCTTCCCCATCTTCCTGATTTCATCTACTCTGGAAATTGCGGCCTTGTGAATCTTGGAAACCCGCATGGCTCTGACAACTGCCACAAAAGAATCGAGGGCTCCGCCGATGAGCAATCCTTCCACGGCATTCTTCATGCGTCCCTCGGCCTGAGCATCAGAGGGATCTGACTTGAGGAAATCGGTCAAGGGATTGGCAAGGGCGGGCGCCAACTTATTGATCGCATCGCTCACCCTCGGTTGGGTCGGATCGAAGGCGGTGAAGTCGGCAATAGAACCGGCTACGGCCCCTTCCAATACCTTCGAAGTAATACCCAGGCCCCTTGCTATCTTCCCCCCCGGTATGAAGCCAGCCATGAATTGAGAGGCGTTCCTGACAAGACTTCCAGTGGTGGAGGTCGGTTGCTTAATAGGCATCAAATCAAATTGGACCTTCCCCATGATGGGGCTCTCCCCTCCGGGTACATTCTGCCGAAGCCAATCACCAGCGGATTCTACTCCCTTCCAAGCCTGCTCTACGAAATCCCGCACCCCCCCTATCACTTGGGTTGGATATTCCATGATGGAACCGAACATGGGACGGCTTTCTTTTTCTTCCGCTACCGGACCCGCCGGGGTAAGAATCCCTTCCATGGCAAGCATCTGCTGCCATTCTTCATCTTCTGCTGTTTTTCGGTATTGGGTATATTCTTCTTCCACGGTCATTTCCCTTTCTGAAGTTTCTTTTGTAGTACTGGCTTCAGTTCCTTCATCTTCACCCCGCCCGGCCCCCAGGTTTCCTCAAGGGCGGCTTCTTTATCCAGGCGCCGAATCTCTTTTTGGATCTCGGTAAGCCGAGGTTTGAGAGGAGGAACGGCAGCGGCCTTTTTCTCTGCGGCTCTCTCCGCTGACAATCTTTCGATTTCTGATACCCGTTCTTGGGCCGCTCGCAGAATCGTCGGATTGATGATTTTCTGATTGATAACCTCTGAATCCATGCTGATCTCATCCGCGGCCTTGAGATAATCACCGCCCGCATCTCCTACAATTTTATCCAATTTGCGCTTAAAACCAGCCCCTACCTGTTCTTTCCCTTCGCTTACCATCTTCAGCCAATCCGCCTGTTCCCGCAAGTAAAGATTCCCAAACCTAACACCGCCGGGACTCTGTTCGGCATAAGGGACGGCAATTGATTCTCTCCGCTCGGTTCCCTTTTCTATCTCCCACCAACGAGCCCAGTCTGAATTCTTGGGAAAAAAGATATTTAGCGAGGGCCACCGTTCGCTCTTAATTTGATATTTTATGAGATTTGCTATATCATGCCGGTCTCTATTCTCGTCTGCCGCATAGAGCATCTTGACTACCTTCTGCGGCTTTTCTCCATAGTCTCCTGCCTCAATACCATCTACTACATCCGCTGCGCTATGAATATCAAGTTCGGAAAATGGAATGGCAGCATTACCAACAGGAGGTTCTGACTGATCGAATCCCCAAAACTCCTCAGAAGGATTATCCCCTTTTATCGCTTCGAGATAGACTTCATCGGCCATTGTTATTTCCTCGGGAAGAGGGGCGTGTAGTCCTTGCCGCTCGTAGGTTTGGGGTTAGGATTTTTGGACTCAGTTTTCTTTTCTTGTTTCGGGGCCGCAGCTGGAGCAGGAGCGGGGGATGCCTGCGGTTTAGCGGGAACAGACTGAGGAGCCGCCGGGGCAGGAGCCGGTTGCAATTTGAGAACCCTTGTCCATATCCTTCTCTCCGCCTCGTATTCCCCCCGACTCATAGTTTTCCTTGCTCGTTCTACTTCAGCGGCAGAGTTGAAACGGGAAATCTTCTTCAACCTATCAACATCCAAATTGGTTCTGTCGTCCAACGCCTTTTTGTATCTGGGTAGTATTTCCCACATCACCTTCAGGGGATCTTCCTTACCATCTACCGCGCTTGATCTTCCAAGCAATTCTTCATGGTAGAGAGAATACAACCCGTTGGCTATCGGATCTTCCCGTTCGATAATTCCTTCCCCGATGAGGTCTTTTCTACCTGCTTGATCGGCCCTTTCGTGTCTGTATCTTATATCAGACTTCGATTCGTCCCTCAACGCTTCCCATCTCTGGGCCAATTCCCCTTTGAGCCTCACCGCTGTCTTAGTGGAAAGACCATTGCCGACATACCAGTCTATCTGTTGTGGTTTATGAATTGGCCTCATGCTCTTAGCGTCAAGTGACAATTTCCTCACCAGGTCAGAATCATCAGGGAAGTCTTCGCCGGAGGCGACCATTTTTTTGATCCGCGTGTTCAGGGTTATCATATCTTCATGGTCTTTAGAGGTAAGATCGCCATTGCCGAAGTCGGTATCCAACTCCAACTGGACATCTTCTTTGTTCACCAAGATCCTTTCGGAATACTGAGCCCTGAGATTTCCAGAGCGGTCCTTAATGACTTTTTCCGTTTCTCTCTGGTCCCGATCTGCCCGGCTCTGTTCGGCCCGGATAAGGGATTCTGCCCGATTCTCATAGGACGCAGCATATCGTAGGATTGTATCAGGATCGAGATACTTAACCCTTCCACTCGAAAGCTCTTCTGCCTTCATCATCAGGTAATCGGGATCATTGCTCGATCTGTCTCTTAGAATCTGGTCTTCCTCGACATCTTTCCTAAATCCCTGAAGGGCCTTTTCAGCATCCTCTTGCGTGAGAACCGTCCCCCGGTGTTGGTTAATCAGACCTTCGCCTGCGGTCAAGTAATCTTCTCGCGCCGTCGGGTTCGTTTCCCTGGACGCCAAGAATCGGAGATTGTTCAATTCCCTATACCGGAAGGCGTCCTGGTCGTCTTTGAAATATTTATTCTCTTTTGCGAATGATACCGGAAACTGTTGTTCTTTGAACCGATCGCGATATTGCTGAAGTGCCCCTCTAACCCTATCATTTGATGCAGTCTTGAAGGCCGAGGCATAGGAATCATCAACGGTCTGCATCACGGCATCGGCGTAATTGGTATGATCCGGTTGTTTGTCTAAGAACTCCGTTCGTTCAACGATCTGCCTTTGCGTCTCGGTGTAGAGGGACAAAGACTCCTCGCTGTCGAGTAATCTCTGCTTCTCCGCCTGCAATTCCCTTCGCCGTTCATCCCACATCGCCTGACGGTCGGCAAGTTCCGTCACCCCCCGCATCGCCTCTGCCGCTGCGCCTAATCCCGCCGTCGCCCTCTCGGGGGAGATTTGGGGAATGTCGGGCAATGTCGAGGGAAGGCTACGAGGAAGAGGGGTTTGGGCTAAGATTTGAGAGATTTTCATCAAGTGCTCCGATAGTATCGGTTGTAAATATCCATCGTGCTTGAGGCCCCAGAGGCAGCGGATGAAACCCCCTGCCACATGCCCGCCTTAAGGGCCTGTCTGCCATACATATTATTCAGCATCGCCTGATAATTGGAGCTCCATGCCGCATTGGCACCACCTCGGCGGAGGGATTCAGCCTGGAGTTCTCCTGTCCGGCGGATATTGGAAAGTTCCCTGGCCGCCTCCTCTGCGCTCTCCATCATCACTTCAAGAGGACTGCCGGTGGTCGAGATACCCGAGGCTCCGTATTGGGCCTGCTGGGTAGAGAGGGCTCGCTTCAATTGGATATCCCTGACCCGCAGTTCCTCCTTGGTGGCCATCTCTACAACTTCAGCTTGGCGTTCGCCTTCCTCCCGTTGCAGTTCGGCCTGAGTCTTATACATCCGGGCTTGCTGGGAATAGACTTTCTTTTCCTGCCGTCCCTTCTCGATCGTCATCGCTGTCGAGGAAACAGTCCCGACAATCCCCACTATCAAAGAAACCGCCGCCATTGACATCTATCCCTCACCTCGCAATCGGGAATACATGATGTGATCTTTTCCCAGGATGTAGGCCCGCAGTCGGCCCTCCGCCTGGAAACCAAGTCTCATCAACCATTCCTGGTCTTTTTCCGAATCTGCATCGGCAGTCGCCTGTCCTCGGGCGAGTTCCATTACCGTATAGGCCTTGTCAAGATAATATTTGATGATCTTGTGAGCCGACCACTTCCAACTTTCCATATCCGGCTGGGGAACAAACCAGAATTCTCCGGTCCCCTTCCAGAGTTCAATCACGCCGAAACAGGCCTTGACCTCTCCCTCAATAAGAAAGGTGAAGGGAAGGCCGGTCATAAAAGACTCAACGCATTTGTCGCGGTTCGGTTGGCAAAGGGCCTCGCTGTTCTCTATCTCCAATATGTCCTCTGGCCGGAAGTCCCGCACGTCTACCCTCATCCCCCAACCTCCACGGTCCCAAAGATCGCCAGCACGGTGCAGGGCAATGGATTTCGTTGCTCTATTACAAGTTTCACATCGTAACCATGGCCAAGGTTCGTGACCTTCTTCAGGCCGGTGAAGGTCTGGGTGGCCTCGTCAAAGGGATCATCCCCGGTCCTCCACCAAACCTGTTCCCCGTTGATCGTAACACCTTGAGTCTCATAGAGCATGACAAAGATCTCTACCCACCGCTTCTTTTGCCCCATCGAAGTCCCGGAGGACGTTGGCACCTCCAGGGTATTTGTCACGAGGATGGATTCAAAACCTTTTCCTGCCTCAACTTCTTCACATTCTTGGTCAAGAGTGATCTGTCCATTCACGTCAACTGTCTTGTCCTCCATCAATATCAGGTCTCCGACCACTTTCACGGTTTCGCCTACCAAGTGATCGAGGCCCCCGATAACGCTCGTGGCGGGACCGATATAGGTCAACCCACAATCGACGTTGATGGTCGGGTCCATAAGCTCGATGAGTCTCTTTTCCGTCCCGTTGATCGTTCTCTTGGTCGCGAGCCATAATTGATCCTCCTTGGTAATCTCATCCGGGATGATAGCGATGCTGTCAATATCTCCTTCCGTATGCACGCGAGTCCAGGCGACCACGGTATCTTGCAGCCGCTCGTAACAGACGGCCAGTAAGTCCCTGTCTTCCAGCAGAACCCAAATGACCGGCTGGGGAGTTTGCTGAAAGGCCAAGGCCCTGATCCCGTGCTCCAATAGGTGAGGGGCCAGGATACTCATGTCGGGGGCGACATAGGCATCCTCTTCCCACTTGTAGGTCATTTCCAACAGGCTTTTCTCTGCCCATTCAGTGAAGATGATTGAACCTCCTACCTTTAGGGGTTGAATAGTGGAGGCCCGCTGGGTCCCCTCCTCCCGCCGCTCGACATTCGTTGGGGTAATCATTGGATCCCCGGTCATGCGGTGGATCCCCGACATGGTGCCGATAATGAGGGCCGTCCTGGACTTGAGCCAACGGATTGCCGAGGAGGGAATAGTGAAGGTCCAAGGGTCGGCGTCACCAGTCCCTGGGGTGAAATTGTCGTAGTCTTCATAGGTGCCGGATTTCGATGCCCAAATTGTCGAAGGGCTTGACGATGTATGGGCGTAGAGCATCCGGTTCTCGTGGAGACAGACACAGGCCGGGAAGCCCCGGTAGGTTGACCAGGCTCCTTCCCGGTAATAATCGCAATTCCCTGTGGAATGGAAGGCCTTTTTTACCAGAACAGAAATCTGGGTTCCGTCTGTCCTTACCGTGATCTTCCCGTATCCCCAGTTGGTCCCTTCGTCCAGCCTCCAATAGGCCCCTACTTGGCCGGATACCCAGAGAAGACAGCGGTTCTCTATGTTGTCGAGGGTGCTGGTGGCGTTGGCCGTTTGCCGAAATTGGATAAAGACTTGGGAGAAGTTCGCCGTAAAGGTAATGATGTTAGCGAGTCCAATCGGCACCGTAGTGTCTGCCAGAATATCGTCCAACCCACTTGCCGAACCGATACGAATTTTGGCATCGGTAGTCTCCACATCCAACTTGACGCGGTATTGATTTCCGACCACACACAAATCCTGTTGCTCCACCCATCCCACCCCGGCGGCACCCCCGGCGATATCAATTTTCCCCCCGGCGTTCCAACCGATACTCCCCGTGCCAGTCGATAGATCGGTCCAAAGAAGAATGTCGCTCGGGAAATCCCCATTGACTATCTGGTTATTCGTCCGCAGAGTGACGGTCGTTCCGACACCACTGGTGGCAGAAGCTCTAACCTGGGGTTCAGCCACCTTGTCGAGATAGGGGCCGTCTTCCGGATCTATGACGGCGAGGGTCCAGGCCGTGTGGGAAGACCGGGTGAGTTTGTAGGGTAGCCGGGACCCATCGCAGATGTAGAGGTAGTTGTTCGTCTGCTCATATACCAGGTCCGGCAGGTCCACGGTCTCATAAGGGCTGGTAAGAATTTCCACGGGCGCCCAGACGAAGAGATCGACATTATCCAACTCTGCCGTTACCCCGGCGTTGGATATGAATTGGATGTAGGTAGTCAAGGATTTGGCGGTGAAATAGACCTCCCAGACGTGAGCCCCGTGCGTGTAGTTGGTGATCGGCAGGACTTCGCTTCCTCCCGAGGTCTTTCCAATCCGGCACTTCAGGTTATTTCCTGTGGCCAAGAACCGCAGACGATATTCTGTTCCGACAACCGTAGCAATTCCCTGTTGTGCTACTCCAGGGGCCACCACCGTCCCGGTAAGGTTCATGTGGTTGACAGACCAGGCAATTGTTCCGGGGGCAACAGAAAGGTTCGTCCAACCTGCAATCCCGGCAGGGAAGGTTCCATTTGTCACCAGTGTCGCCCCGGTCGCCTCACCGATCCGGTATCCATCCATAAAGAACCGGAAGTAGAGGTCACCTACCTCCAGGATGTAGGCTTGGGTGGCGGAATAAACGAAGGGGATGAGGTTGCAGGAGTCGTCATCATATTTGGCATATGCTACGAATCGCATTCCTGCCCGGCGATCCGCCGGACCCTGCCGCAGGACGATGAAGTTCTCCATCAACTGAACGCCCTTGGCATAGCGGGGAAGATCCAGGCGGCCAGCCGTGATCCCGCCCAGTTCTCCACCGGTGAAGTCAGTATAGAGGGGATGGGTTTTGAGTGCCATTATGTCCTTACCGAGGTGAAGGTGTCAGAGCTAAAGGAGTAATGGGATTGCCCGGCCTGGGAGTCCATTGTCCGGGCCTGTTGCAAGATTTGTCCGAAGAGACTCCACATTTCGGCAGCGGCGCCCGCTCCCTTGACCGCAGGAGCGATATTCGCCGCCAGGGCATACACAAGGGCCTGGGTGAACAGGTCGTCGAACAGAGAGCAATCTGTGATCCTGGAGGTATATAGGATCGAAATGGCATCCTGGTCTGTCTCGATGAAATTCCCCACTTGTCTGTATTCAATAGCGCCGTCTGATTCGTCCAGGGAAATGACTTTCACGCAGTCAACCGGCAGGGTGAATTTATGCTCGTATCCCCAAATCGGTGCGGGAAGAGCCGAGGCCAGGGCCGCTCGTGCATTGGCAAATTTCCAAGGATGGCATCGTAATGCCGCCCCAAGGGCGATATCCCACATGGCGTTGAGGATGGTAATATTCGTATTGTTCCCCCGGCCGCAGGTAGGACAAACGTCCGCCCCCACCAAGGCGATGATCGTTGTTTCTCCCAGGGCAATCAGGGACGCATTGCAGATTTCAGTTTGGGATGGCATCCTTTTTCTCCTCTATCTTTTCTCTGTACCCACAGTCCGGGCAGACAAGCCACTTCATGGTGAAATCCCACACTTCCCTCATTTTGTTCCCGCATTTGGGGCAAGGGGGCTTCATTACATCGCCGCCGTCCGACCTTCTTCAACCCAAAGGGTTCCGTCTTTGCAGGTGAAGGACACTTGGAAAATCTTTGCCGTCACTGTACCAGTTGACAGTTTTCCCGCTGCCTTGAAGTTGGTCCCGAAGGTCAAGACCCTCGCCGTTGTCCCGCTGGTGGTGATGATGAAACCTACCCTCTGCCCTGCTATCCCGCCACTGGCATTAAAGGTGCAGGCCCCGGTGGGGGTGATGGTGAAAACACTCACCGTCCCCATATTCACCGTCATGGCCCCAGTTGTTGCCGGTGTTGCACTTGCACCCATGAGGGCACGATGGGCTACTTGTTCTGTCTGGGCTGCCATTCTTACGCCGCCACATCGTCATAAGAAACTGCCAGTTCTCCTGCTGCATCCCGCTGGACAGACACGATATTAAACTGTCCGGGCGTCGGAGATGTGATAACCGCCTTCCCCAATTTGGTCGCGGCGGCTGAATCCAATGCGGCGAGATCGGCGGGGTTCACCTGCGCTCCAGCCGCGATGCCTGACAACTTCGTGGCGGCAGCAGAATCAAGGGCTGCCAGATTGGCATAACTCTGAGCATTAGGATCAAGGACCATCGTTTGGATTGCCATAATTATCCTCCTTCTGGGGTGTCGTCATAGGCAACGATCAACTTCTTTGTTTCGGGATCGACATAAAGATTCACTACCCGGCATTTGCCAACGGGAGGGTTGGAAGTAACCACGTCCGAACTTGATTCAAAAATTGGAGTAACTTCTTCCTGGAATAGCCTCAGTTTTTGAAGGACTGCATAGGGGTTCATGGAAGTGTAATCGTCCCCGCCCCCTCAGGCGTGCCACCACCTGCTCCTATCCCCGTTATTGTCCCTGCCCCTCCAAGTCCAATCCCAATAAGCGCCCCCGTCCCTGCATCAGGTGCGAACGCCACCGTCACGGTCGCATCCGTCGTGATCGCCGAGGTCGTGCAGGAGTTGCCCGACACCCAGTCCGTCGTGCAACCCGATGGCGACACAGATTCGGTATGAAAGCCTGAGGCTGGGGTGAAAGTAATTGCGGCGGTGGCCCCGTAGACCACCAGTCCCGATCCCGCCACACCGTCCACCGCACCCGAGCCGTTGCCACCATTGACGGAGATGGTGACGGTCCTTGGGATTAACTGATGCGGATAGGTGTAGGCCACATAACCTGGCATGGCAGAGAGGTAGAAGTCCTGGTTGACCACGATAAAATTGGCAGCATCCTGGGTGCCGCTGCACGTCCCCTCGCATACTCCTGGATCTGCATAATCCTGCACGACACAGGTGGCGGCGACCCCGTTGACCGTATTGCTCCAGAAATAAAGTGGCTCCAGGGCCTGAGCGTTCCCGCGCCCCACCTGGTCGGTACAAGGATAGGTGCAACAGCATCCCTCACCGTTTTCAGGCAACATATCGAGGCGGTACTCCATCAGGGTCGCCCCGTGATTTATCAGATTGCCCGTCTCGGTCATCGTGTTGCTATAAAATACCCCCGTGCCTCCTCGCACATTAAACCACCGGGTCTGCGCCTGCCCGGCATCGACACTCCAGATATTGCTGTAAACTTCCACGTGCCGTGTCCCGCCACCCTGAGCGGCGGTGTAGGCGACATTACCATGACTATCAAAGTCCATGTCATCGACGGTATTGTAGCGGAAGACCACCCGCGCCCCGCGATCTGCCATCACGCAGTGCCGACCGCTGATCGGATTGCGAGTGTCGGTAAAAATGTTATCCTCAAAATATACGGCATTCGCGGTTCCAAGTGTGGATGCTGTGGACCACGAGTCCGATCTTCCATATACCGCCACTTGAGAGGCAGTAGCGGGGCCAGCATTGGAAAAAAGATTGTGGTCGATTATCCCATAGGCGTTGTAAACAGCAATCGGATAGCGGTGTGTTCCCCCGCCAATGAAAGAACAATGGTCAATCCTGAATCCGGTGCCAGTGTAGTTGATCCAGTTGGTGTCGTTTGAAACGGTTGTCGAATCCATGCTGAAGGTAATGCCCGTGATCCGTACCGCCGCCGTCCAATTCAACATACAATTGGGCCAGGTGGCGGAATGATAACCGTTGATAATCGTGGTCAAGCCTGCCCCAGCTCCCTGGACCGTAATCGCTATTGCTACCGTGCTCTGGGCAGACCAGGTGGCAGAACCCGCAGGGAGAGACACAATATCCCCTGCTGTGGCGGCGGCAACTGCTGTGTTGAAATCCGCCTGAGATAATGACGCGGCCACATGGGTATCGGCCAGGGCAGGAAATGCCCACAGACAAACGATAAAGGTTAGGAGGAGAAGTTTTTTCATGTGCAATCCCCCGGCATCGTATCATCGTCAAGTTGGATATTCTCAAACTGATAGGTCGCGGCATCGGCGTCTGCTGCGTTATTTCCGATAAACACTTTGTCTACGTCTCCCGTGTCGGCATAAACCAACCCGGCGCAGAGAAAGACGGCCACCGAGAATAGGACCGCTACGAACCACAGAAACCATTCACCCAATGTCTTTTTCATCATCGCACCCCCGGATAGTAAAAGGCCTTTTTGGATTGGTAGAAGCCAATCCAGCCCGAAGTTACTGACAAGGCATCGTAGAGTTGTGGAGAATCGAAACCCCTCTGGGCGTGTTGCAACTGGAAGAAAGCGTTTCTGGTCTCACCTTTTACCTGGTAGGCCCTGGCCCTGTCAATGTAGACCAGGGCATCCTTCCCGCCAACACCTTCGGCCATATCGCATAGGACCAATTGGCGGTCGTATTTCTGTTGGAGAAAAGATGACATCCCGCGCCAGACCAGGGTACTCGAAATGAGGGCTCTGGTGTAATAGATACCTGAGATGATGCAGATGAAGACCATAATGACGGCAGTCATGCGTACCGGTATTTTGAACCTCATCGGTACTTCCCTCTGACTGATGAAAAACCCGAACAGGAGCAGGCTCCAGATGTTCGACAGGGGAAAAGCAAAGAAGCCCCCTACCACCATAGCCACCAAACCGGCAGAACAGACGAGAGGGGCCTTCTGGATACCCAGAACGAGGATGACCAGAAAGAGAATGAGGGCGGGAATCCCGAGCTCGGCTGCGAAATGCAGGAACTGGTTGTGAGGGGACTCGAGGGTGGCATTCGAATTCCCGTTCCACATGAGTCCCACATAGGGTTTGAGTTTGCTGTCCGGGCGGTCTTGGAAGTAGCGTCCCTGATACCCGGGGTATTCGTCCCGGAATCTGTTCTGCCCCACACCGAGGATGGGATTGTCGGCAATCATGGAGGCCGTTACGGTCCACCAGAGCATCCGACCCTTCACCGTATTGCTATTGTTCACTCGTTGAACAATCCAGGGGGTGAAGGCCAGGGAGATGACCGTCAGGCTGATGGTCACAATCATTGCGGTTTTCTTCATCGCCTTTCCCCGGATACACCAGAGGAAGTAGATAATTCCAGCCAGCATCGCCAGCATGGCCGCCCGGGATCCGGTCGCCACAATGACAATGATACAGACCGGGGCCAGCCAAATGAACTTGCTGATAACCAAAGGCAGGATGGCAGATAGATACTCCCCCAGGAATATGGGGTTGCCGAGGAAAGAGAAGGGGCGTTGATCGGGTGCCCATCCGATCCACAGGCTTTTTGGGTTCCTATATATCGGGATGTCGATCTTGAACATCTGAAGGATGGCATAGGCACAGATCGCCCCCGTCACCCACATCAGAGGCGCAGAAAGGTCTTTGCGGATAAAGAAGATGGGCAAAAGAAGAGGAAGAATGAAGGGGTCTTTGATTGGACTTGCCGCCCCGGTGTAGCGGATGATCGCCCACAGGACGAAAACCACGAGAAGCGTCCCGGCGAGATCTATCGGGATCGGATCTGCCTTCTTGGAAACAGCGAGAAAAGCAAAGAAGATACCGAGCAGTATCGCCAAGGAAATCAACTTGGGCTGCCGGTAGCCGGACACGCACTCCGGGTAGAAAGGCAGGATAGCGAAGGGAATGAGCCACCAGACTTTCAACGGGTCTCCTTGCCTACCTGGAATGTGAAGTCACAAAGGCCGAGAACTCGACCACAGCAATCATCCTGAACCACTGAGGATGATCTATCACGATGATGTCCCCGTCCTTGCAATGATAACACGTCGCATCCGGGGTGTAATTGGTCTCGGTCACGCCGGTGTAGTAATCATACCGATAGTAACCCGCCCCGTTCGTTTGGAGCAGACACGGAAGATTGCCTTTCAGCGCCCCGAAGGGTTGATAGGTCGCAGCGGTGATCTTCTTGACGGCGGTAGTGGTCACGTGCAGACTCTCACTCAGGAAGGGTGCCCCGGTGATTGCCCAAACCGTCGCCACGGAGGCCAGGATTATCAAAACTGAAAACAAGAACTTTTTCACGGTGATCCTCCTGAAGGGGGAGGTTTCCGGCCTCCCCCCTCTGAAGTGACCTGTCTGCATGCGAACGCACAGGCAGGTTGGTTTACGGGCGCAGGAAAGAGACCTCGCCCTTGATCGTTCCGGCGTCAACCAGGGCCTCACCCGTTACGGTCAGGGTCAGCCAGAATCCGGTGGCCACATATTCCCCATAATACAGGGCATCCGTATTCCCGAACTCATCAGATCCGGCTGCATCCATATCCAGGGCGTTTGCGTATTTCGCCGCAGTTGTTCCATCGCCCACACTGCATCCGGAGGTCCCACCCGCACTCGACAGGGCCGTATTTACGGTTTTCCCACCGAGCAGGCGAACCCCCTTCGGGATGTATCTGAGGGCAATGGTTTGAGCCACGGCCAGGTCTCCGGCAGGAACGGTGTAGTCGAAATACAGGGTTTCCTTCTTCCCTTGGTCCCTTGAATCTACGCTCGACTGCGGGACCGCTATTTCGAGCGTTGCCTGAGTGCTATACTTGTCAGCCATGCTTTTTCACCTCGCTTAGTTGTCGGCCCGTCCGGTTTCGACCCAGACTGAACCAGTATAGAGACCGGACCAAGTATCTTCTGCCGCAAGGGTCATCCCGCCAGCCGTGGCGTTAATGACTCCCGCTTGATCCGTAAATTGAATCGTGTAGGTGGCAGCGTTGTAAATCGTAAGGAGCTGGCCAGCCACCGCACCACCCTCAAACCACGTGATTGCCGCTATTCCATCCGGATCGTTGTTGGTAAAGGCGTAGCACGATGCCGTCGGAGTGAAGTTGTAGCTCGCACTTCGACCCCCTACCGCGTCATTGGCAATCGTAATGGCAACGGGAGTCGTGTTTAAGCTAACGGTCGTGACAGAAGTCACGCTCGGACTCGCCGTATAGGCCGGAACTGTGCTCGCCCCAGCGGAAGCCAGGACTTGACCAGTTGCCACGGCGGCCACTACACCAACCGTATTTGCGCTGGTCGCCACCGCGATGTCTCCAGTCGTCGCGGCATTGGGGAGAACTAAAGTGGACCAAGCGGGAGCGGTCGTTGCTCCTCCATTGCGAAGGAACATTCCGGCAGTAGCCCCGGCATTCAAAGCGGCAAAAGTATTAGTGCCGCTCGAATACATCACGTCGCCGGTGGTTGAAGCGTTAGGCAGGATAGTCGAAGACCAAGCCGCCGCCGTGCTGGCACCCGCAGACCGCAACCAAAGCCCAGCCGTTGATTGGCTGAGTTTCCCTATTACGGTCCCCGAGGTGAATACTACGATGTCGCCGGTCGTCCCAGAGGTTGGAATCGTGAAGGACGACCAAGCCGGTGCGGATGCTCCCGCCTGCAAAATCTTTCCCGCCGTTCCAAGCGGCAGGTTGAGCATATACCCGCCACTGGAATAGAACACATCCCCGGTGCCGGTCCCTGATGCGAGAGGCCACCTGTAATCTCCTGCCGCCGCAAAGACGCTGACGGCGAAGGCAAGCAAGATGGTCAAGACCAGGAAGGAACTTTTGATTTTCTTCATCGTGTTTTACCTCCCCGGTTACACTTCGGTGCAAAGCATTTGAAGCACTTTGCAATCCTCGATACGACTCGCGGTCACGCTGAACTGAGTGTAGATATACCAGCGAAACCGCTTGTCGGCCCGATTCTCGACCTTCGTCCATTCACTACGCACAGAGGCGCCCATCCCGCTCTTGCAGTAGACATAGCAATAGCGGTCTGCCGCTGGCTTGGCGAGCTTGTTGGATACGATCCAGTTCATCCCCATCCACCGGGAAACCAGTGTCCCGTCGGCGATGGGTTTGTTCACGTTGAACTCGAAGGACTTCCACTCGGCGATAGCCGGTAGGTCCTTCGTCGCCTGATACTCACTGATGAGAACCGTAATGTCCTCAACATCCGGGTCCACATCGTAATACATGAACAACCGCTTGGCCTCGTAAAGTTTGGCAAGGGTCAAGCCAGTTGCCCCCGCTGCGATCTGGTAAGCACCAGGGAAGGTAACGGGGGTCCCCCCAGCGTGGCCTTCGTAGGCAGTCCCGCCGAGGGCGTTGACGATCCGCTCATCTTTCCGCCGTCCCACGGCTGCGGCTGCAACCTGAGTATAGGCGGATTTGGGGTCGATGAGGTAATCCGAGGGGTCGTTGATCCCCAGGAGTTTGCCCCAGCCGTAAGTCTGCCAGGACAGCATCCGGCGATCATTGGCAACGGTCATGTCGGGGGAGTTGTCGGCGAGTGCAGTGACCTCCTCAGTCTCGGAGCTACCCCACCGTTCAAAGAAAGTGGCGGTCCCTTCCGTCTTGATATCCCGGCGGACCGTGTTCTCCAACTTGGAAGTCTTCTGTTGGGAGAGCAAGATGATATTGCTCGAAAACGTGTCTATTTTTGCCTGTTCAATTGTATCGGCCATTTAACATCCCTCCGCTAAAGGTAAATTCATCCATGCTGATTGCGGGGGATTGTCTGGCCGTCCAGATCCTCCTTGCCTCTCTTGCGGGCCATGCAGCCAAACTTTCTTGGCTGTCAGCCGGGCCATCTCTGGTTGTCCGGCTACTTTCTTTTCTCCATCGTGGCGATTGCTCGCCTCCATTGCAGGATCTCCTCGCCGATCTGTTTCCTTTCGGCGTCAGATCCGGTATGGTATTTCGAGGTAAGATCGTTTTGATGGAGATTAATCTTGGCCTGGAGACTTTCCTTTGTCTCCGCCCCAACCATCTTTCCTTCCCGGAACTGATCCTCGGGGAGGGTCAAGCCTACCCGGTGAAGGAAACGAGTGATGGAAGGGTATTTGTAGACTCCTGTTTTCTTCAGGAGATTGAAGACCTGTTCATAGTCTGCCCCGGAATAATGTTTCAGGGCCTGGTCGGCAAGGGCGAAATTCTCATTGGAGAACGGCCCCCATTCCTTTTGAAGTTCGGCGATGCCTTTCAGAACTTCATCCCGCTCGGCCCTGGATCGCTCCGCCTCGAATTGAATCTGAGCGGCGACTATCCCCTTTGCCTGTTCTGGGAGTAGACGGAATTGGTGGGCGGTATTTCTGAACCAAGCCACCAGGTCATTATCCCATTCCGTCCCCTCGGGGAGCTCGCCGAAGGTCAGGTCATAACCTTCCGGGGTCTCCGGGGCTTTCAACTTGGTCAATATGTCATTGACAAACTTTTGTCTTTCCTCGACCGGGGAATCGTCCTTGGGTAAACGGATCGAGCCACCAACCATCTTCTGCGCCTCAATAAAACTCCTAACCATCGCCGGGACATCCTTGATGGTCTCAAGGGACTTCTCGGCCTTCAGGTCCTCGGGAATCAAACTCTTCCAATCGAAGGTAGCTTCGGGGATTGGGATCACCGGGGCCGCTGCGGCGGCTTTCCCATCAACTTCATCTTGTCCTTGTCCTTCAATGGGATCTGCCATTACTTGTCTCCTTTTCTTTTGGGCCTGAGACGGCCCACGGTAGGTTGCAATTTGGACACCTTCTCCTGCAACTTTTCAATCTCTTCGCACAGTGCCCCCACCAAACCGATCGGTTCACCGTGCCGCATGAGGCGATACAGGGATTCGTCGCTCCCTATTTTCTCTGCTCGATCAATTACTTTGTTCAAAAGGAGCAGCGAAGACTCTTTCAGTTCGGCCATCTCGTTCCTTTCCCCGGTAGAGCTCGGGGTGTTCTGCTGCCTTGACCATTCGATCGATCAACCCCAGCCATGAACGCTGTCCTTCCCGGAAAGCAAGAATGTATGGAAGATTCGGGTCTCCCTTGGAGGTTTCAAAGGTAATAAGGGCGCATTGCTTTTCCATATCCCCCAAGACCCACCTACCGTCGGGGTTGACAAAGACATTGTGATAGATCTTCGCCCCGTCCAGAAAACTGAATTTCTCTTGAGCGTAATCGGAGAAAGCATCCTTATCCTCGGGAGGACAGAAGAATTTGAGAAAGAACCACCTAAGCAGCCTCCGCACCGTTCCCTCCCGTTAACATTTGCAGCGCCGGGGCGGCCTTCCCCATCCCCTCGGCAGTCATTGCCAGTTCTTGCGATTGTTTCGCCTCGGCCATTTGCTCGGCGCGGGCCTGTTGAATCTCCAAAACCTGCTCAGGAGATCGGATCAGCCGGCCACTGACGCCAAGGATCGGCCCCAAAACTGACACCACCTGGTCGATATTGATCTGGTCAAAGACCTTTTGGGCTACCTCTGGGTTGGTCTGGGCAATCGGCGCAATGAGATCGAAGAGCCGGGCAAAGGCCTCGACCTCGTGCATCTTCTGCCCCTTGGCCAGGGATCCCTCAAACTCGATCTCGATGTCCGGGTTCAGGGAGATCAACTCGGGGGGAGGAGGCGCGAAGGCCCCGGCCCGGAACATGAGGGCAAATACCCGGTGGATAATTCCCCGCAGGAAATCATAGAGACGACCAATAGCCGGACCCATGACCTCCTCGGCGTTCCGCAGGCGAGCGAAGTATTCCGCAGCGGTCATCCGGGGGGACTGCTCAATCTCAAGCTGGTTGGCATACCACATCTGGCGGATCGAACCGAGAATGTCCTGAACGATGAGTTGCTCAATTTTGAAGTCCCCGGTGAATGGAATCGGACCCCAACCCTGGCCTGGGGGAGTGCGGACGAAGTTCAAAGCACCACAACTCAGATCCATCTCCCCGATGATACCACCATCGAGAGCCCACATCGGCGGCAGAACGGCTTGTGCCCCCGCCTTCAGGGATTGTTCCTTGACCTTGTTCAGGGTCTTTATATCGGGAAGGCTGGTCATACCTGGTCCCCGGCCATACTTCTCACCGGCCGCCTTGCACCAGACGCCTACCGAATAGGGATTTTCGTAGTAACCCCCCTCATCGAGGAGTAACTTGTCGTCGAAGAGAATATAGGCCGATTCCCAGGGCGCCCCAAGGTTGCCTTTGGCTCCATCCCAATTCGATCGAGGGGAGACGGCGTGGAGGATTTTCACCATCTCGTAAGGCCGCAATTTCGCCATCTCGTCAATCCGGGCGGGGACCTTATCCTTGAATTCGTTTTTGACATTGATCGCCTCGGTCATGTAGGTCCGCATGAGGGTATTGACATTCCCGCTGTGGTCCTCGGCAATGACATATTCGCCGGGGGCCAGGGAACGGAAGACAAGTTTCTCCAACTCAACCCCAGCCCAAGGAGTTTTGCTGGTATAGATCGCAGTCGTGGCGTAGGAAGGAAAGTCAAGATAGCATTCGGCGATCTGGGTGTAGAAGTTCGATTGCCGATATCGGAGAAACATTTTATTGGTACAGTCTTCAAGCCAATCGGTGATTGCCTTTATTCTGTTGGCCTCTTCGGAGCGAGTCACAAGAGACATCCAATCGGAAGATTGCGGGGTAAGCCGGGCGAAAATGACCCCGGAAAGGATCTGGTTATAGAACATGGCGGATGAATCAAAGATCTCCGACATGACAGCCGCGCCGGGGGTGATCGTCCGTATGGTCGTCGAATGGTTCTGATTGACGTACTGGCCCACATCGTACCAGAGGTTGCGGAAGTTGGCCTGGTCGTTATAGAGCCATTCGTATTCTCTCAGGCGCTGGTTAACATCTACTGCCATTTTGCCCTCACCAAGCAAAAAGCCCATTTCACCATTGGCCAGTGAAATGGGCTTTTTATTGCTTGGACCGGCCTCGCGAAGGCCGGGATTTAGATTGTTAATTCAATATGGCTTTTCGAGCAACATCCCAGGGAATCGGATTACCCGGTGGAACCCACGTGCCCCAGTAGAGTTTATCTTTTCTGCAATAAACGAGTGTCCATCCGATTCTGTCTATCCGCTGAAGTTGGTTCTCGCGTACTATGATCTTTACCCCTTCTCTCCTCAATACCTGTTCATCGGTTAAGGTGTTTGTCCATGGGAATTCAAATGATTCTGACATTGCTCCTCCTTTAGTATCCCAAAAGCCTCTTCGCCGCCCCTCCCGGACGGTAGGTTTCAAGCAATCTTTCCTGGGGGGTCAGCATCCCGCCAGCCGATCCTACCCCGGCCCGGTGGATGTTCTGCTTTCTTTGCTCCTCTTCGGCCTTCTTGGCATCCAACTCCTGCTGCTTTTGCCATTCCTCGAAGGATTCCTGCGCCTCTCTGCCAGCGGCTCTCATCTCACGCTGATAGTCGTTGAATTTCGCCCTTTTGGCGCGGTCCTTCTCTTCCTTTGCTTGGTAAAGTCCAACAGCTTTCTGAGCCATCCAACCGTGTGCAGGGTCTCCAGTCAAGCTGCCTATCATCTTTGATACTTTCCCAAACCAGCTTTTTGTCCCTTTCCCGCCACCAGACATTACTTTGCCCTCTTCGGCAATTTCTTGCCCTTGGATTCGTGGAGATGAGATTCGAGTTCGGAATCCGTGATGCCTGCCATCCTGGCCTTCTTCCCTGCCCGACGCCGGGCCAACTCGGCCCCGAACTTCCCCTGCTGGGCGTCCGAAGTGATCAGGGTGTGCTTTTTCTTAGTGCAAAGACCGTGGCTCACGGCGTCCATCCCCTGATGTTGGTGCCAACACCAATTCGGAAATCTGTTGGAATTTTCCCGCCTTTATGGATCTCGATGAGGTAGGTAGCGAATCCGACCGCTTATCCGGGTCAACGGAATGATGAAAGCAAAAGCCGGTCTCGTTGATCTCCGCCAACGGCCTACCGCACTTCCTACACCAATTCATAGCACGTTCTCCTGTGGTCTGACTCTGGTTTGCCCGTAGTTGGGCGAGAGGATAGAAGCATCGGTCCGGACTCGGGTTGATCTGGTCTTCCGCTCATATCCGGGGAAGAGCCACTTCAGGCTGTGGCACAAGGCATCCGCCGGGTGGCTGTGAAGGTCCTTTATCGGCTTGGTTTTCAGGACCTGACCGCTGGGATTTCTATGGTAATGCCATCCCCCGGAAAATGCCCGGTGAAGCAATTTCTCGTGGACAGACAGAAGTATCTGTTTTCTCACGAGGGCTTCCTTCAACATCTCCCGGCGGGGACCCCAGTCTGGTTCTCCCGGAACAAAACAGGCCCCGAGGGATTGGTTGATAATCTGGGCCACAAAAACGGCTGAATCTGAACTCTCGGGGTAGGCAAGGCTGGGGTCCCCGGTGTCGAACCAGTCCGTGATCCCCATGTAGCGGAGCCCGATCGTCGGTTTCACCTGGGTTTCGATGAACTGTTTCATCGCCGTATTGTCGCCGCGAAGGGTATCCAGTATATGAAAACGGCCAGAAGGAACGATCTGGCCGAAGACACAGGTGGGATTTTGCCCGCCATCCCACATCCGGTAGACCCGGATTCCGGGGATGGGGTTGAGGGGAACTTGGCTACGGCAGGTCGCCTCGTCATACTCCAACTCCGTTATGACCCGCTCACCCGGGTACACCGCCGACGGCCTGCCGTAGACCAAACGGTTCAGCAAATCAGGACGGCCCCGCAGATCGTTCTCCATGTTCTCCCGATAATTGACCGGGAGATGCTTATTCTCGCCCCTCGGGATTCTGAGCAATTTCCCTATCCCCTCATCATGGAACCGAACCCAGGTCCAGTGATCCTCGTCGGGGTAGTTCATCGTGATAATTGCCCGGTTGTTGTCGCCGTACCGGAGGGATGTGAGACCGACCAGCCAGGTGGATTCGGGGATACCGATGCTTGCCACATCGGACTCCATGACCGGGGCTGCCTCCTCGAACCAGAGGATCGACAACTGCATCGTGAGTTTGTTCATGTCCGCCGCAGAATCTACCCCAAGCAGGTAGGCCGTCCAAAGGCCTCGGGGCCGACCGGGAGGAGTGCAGTGTATTTCCCTGCCGCCATCCTTAAACTCAAGGAAAGGTCGGATTGTAGCGGCGAATGATCCAGGGCGAGGCTGATTGAGTGAAACGAGGGTGGTACGCTGGAGGTTCGAGAAGGTGTCCCGGACGATAGCGCAGGGAATTGGCAAGATCTCCTGCGGCTGTTCATAGGCATGGGTCGTCAACGCCATAATCCCGCCCTCGGTGTTGTGGGTGACGATAAAGTCGTGGACCACGTAGAGGTTGGAAGGATGGTCAACTTCAAAGCATACACCACCATCCGCCTCTGCGGATTCTACACTGACGATGAAACGCCGAGCACGGTTGCGTTCACCTTTGTCGCGGACGTGTTCCAACTTTCTCTGGAGACGAAATGGAGCAACACCGTTAGGCAGGCAGACGTTGACGTGATAGCTCGGTCTTCCTTCCCTGCGCTCTCCCTTGTACATGTAGTGGGTTTGCCGCATCCTCCACGGCGCTACACCCCCAAGAGACTGAACCAAGAAAATAACATCCTTTGCCAGTTGCTCAGATGTCGTGCTGAATGAGACCGAGTGGCTATGGGCAAGGATTGTTCCATCCGTGTCGAGAAGTCCAAGGAGGACAGCAAGACGAACATCCGGGGTGTTCCAGAGATAGCAAGATGGAACGAATTTCTCCCAGGCTCGGTGGCCCAATAGCCCCAGGTAGCCCAGAATCTCTCGCATTGCCGTGCCACGAATGCGCCACTGGTAGCGACGGTCGTTGACGAGTTCACTCCCAACCGGCAAGGCTGCCTTTACAGATTCGGCTATGGCATCATCTGCTGATGTCAGGGTAATCATTTTTTCTCCTATTGATCCGTCGCCGAGTAAAACACCTAAAGCGTAGGGATCAAGAGGAACAGTATGTCGGGTAAGTTGGACTGGCGCGACGAGCGGGATTGACCACCGCCCTCCGTTCTTCCAAGAACCCGCCTCGATTGTTTGCCGAATCTCAAGTGTCGTTACCACCTTCTGGCCGCGATGTTTTCCCCAAACTCGCTTTTGTTCCGGTGGCTTCCGAAGTCCACGTCCGCGGCCCGTGCGGTCTCGTGTATCCACCACGGCTCCTCCGTCTCGATCCCACTTCGTCTCCACGGCCCAGAGATGGTCGTCACTTGTAGTGAATGATGTCCCGTCGGAGAAACAAAGACGCCAGAGGGGTTGAACCGGTTGAGGATACACGCCGCGCACTGAGGTTGGCATGCCGTCGCAGGAAACAAGTTGGTCTCCGGCACGAATGTCACCAGCCTTGACCCATCCAGTCGGAGTCAATATCAATGACGTAGTGCGGCAGAGCTTACCTTCCCCTCTCGGACCCATCATACAGGTCTCTCGGTCCTTAGAGAGGATCAGGTCGAGCTGGGTTTTGCTGGGATAGAGCTTTAGGTCCGTCGGCCGGGAGAGTAAGGACGGTGTCGCTTTGATCAATATCGTACCCCTGGGGTGCCACGAGGGTGATATGGAAACTTTGCATCTGAGCCATCCGCGCAAGGATGTCGGCAACCTCGGGTTGGTAGAAACCGAGGATTTTGGCCCGTTCTACCCGGGCCCGGAGGACTTTATCGAGGTCAGGACGCTCGACAATCTCGCAAATCAGGGCCTTCTTGCCGTTTTCGTCCTTACCCCAGGTCCTGATGAGCTCTTTCCACGACCAGGCCACCTTTTCCACCGCATCGAAGACCGCCAAAGTCTCGGAGATATGCTCGGAAAGGGCCACATCACGCCTTTTTGCCCATTCCACCCGGATTGCCTTCAGGTCCTTCATCACCGTCACCGGAGACATGCCAACCCGCTTGGCAATTTCGGTCTGAGACAGCCCCCTGACTCGCCATTCTGCTACTTCGGTCCGCCTGGAAGCAATTTCATCCATCATCCGGGTGTGTCTCAACGATTTATCTCCAATCGGAAAACCGTCCGCCCTACGGACGCCTTCGACTCCAGGTTTTTACTTACTCACCGGGTCCTACTGCCTCCCGGTCCACTTCTCGCTGGCCATGATCCTGAAGGCCTTTCGGCAGAGGCTTCTTCTGTGTAAGCCAAACATGCAGGCAGTCCATGGCTCAA